GCGTTCTGCTGCTCGATCGAGCATGCCGAGCATACGGCGGCACAGTTTCAGGCGGCCGGGTATCGCGCCGTCGCCGTCAGTGGCGAGTCCGATACGCTGGAGCGCCGTCGCGCGCTGTCCGACCTGAAGGCTGGCCGGCTCGATGTCGTCTGTAATTGCGCGCTGTGGGTGGCCGGCGTAGATGCGCCGAATGTGAGCTGCATCATCCTGCTGGCGCCGACGAAATCGCTGACGAAATACCTGCAGTCGGTCGGGCGCGGCATGCGTATCGCCGACGGCAAGCAGGACGTGGTGATCCTCGATCACGCGAACCTCGCCATGACGCACGGCCTGCCGACGGAGGATCGCCAGTGGTCGCTGGAAGGCGCCGGTAAGCGCGGTCGTGCGCGTGATCCAGAGGACGTGCCGGTTAAGCAGTGCCCGAAATGCTTCGCGGTCGTTCGCGCGCAGGTGCAGCGCTGTGCGTGCGGTCACGTCTGGATACCGCAGGGGCGCATCATTGAGGAAAAGGCCGGCGAGCTTACCGAGATTGATCCGGCGATGCTGAGGCGGCAGAGGGCGAGGGAGCAGAGCGGCGCTCGATCGCTTCAGGATTTATTGGCACTAGCCAAGGCGCGAGGGTATGCGCCTGGCTGGGCACACAAGGTTTTTCACGCTCGGCAACGGGCATAACCAGGAGAGTGTAATGCGTATTTATGTCGTGAATTTCAACGGAGTCGAGACGCTGGTCGAGGCGAATGCGCCGTCGCAGGCGGTGATGCATGTGGCGTCGGGAGTGATCGCGGCGCGGCCGGCAAAGCCCGGCGATGTTGCGCGGCTGATGGCGGCGGGTGCGAAGGTTGAGACGGTGGCGAAGGAGGTTGTATGAGCGAATACGACAACAACATGCGCGGCATCGTCAGCAAGAACGACCGCAAGGAAAAGGACAGCCATCCGGACATCAAGGGCCAGTGCGAGATCGACGGCGTTCAATACTGGATCAGCGGCTGGCGTAAAGAGCGCAAGGACGGCACGGGGTCGTTTTACTCGCTGTCGTTCGAGGCGAAGGACAAGCAGCAGCGGCCTACTGAAACCAAGCCGGGCGCAAATGTTCCCGCCAGTGAGTACGCCGATCCGGACGACCCTTTTTAGGACGCGGCCATGAAACGTTCTGACGTCCTCACCACCGCCGACCGCCTCGTCAACGGCGACCGCGATCAGCAGTACGGCGAGCCGCTGGTAGTGTTTCAGCGCATCGCCGATCTGTGGTCCGCGCACCTTGGCATCACCGTCACGCCGGCACAGGTCGCGCAGCTTATGATCCTGTTCAAAGTCGCGCGGCTTGGTGGCAGTCCTGAACACGTCGACTCCTGGGTAGACTGCGCTGGCTATGCGGCGTGTGGGGCTGAGGTTTCGCGGGCTGGCGAAAATGTCGATAGGGCGTGGATTGATCACTCTGGTTCGCCCATAAATTTCCCTGATGAGGCTATGGTTGAAGTGAAATTCAGGGGCGGAAGTGAAGGGGTATGTTGTGCTGATGGCTGTGATTGGAATCACGTTGGCTTCAGCTCCGACATCGTTGCCTGGCGCTTCGTTGCTGATGCGTGAATCCGCCATCCTTCACCAGTGCATGCTCGCGCTATCCGAGGCGGGCTGCACTGTTTTCCGGGCAAACGTCGGCCGCTGGGAAACGAAGGACGGGCGCTGGGTATCTACGGGGCTGCCGGTCGGCTTCGCGGACCTGTTTGGCTTCCGGCCGGACGGGCGCGCGTTTTTCGTCGAGGTGAAGTCCAGCACCGGCCGGCTGCGTGATGAGCAGCGCACGTTCCTCGGGGCGATGCGAGAGCGCGGCGCGGTGGCAGTCGTGGCGCGCGATCCCGGTTTAGTTGTGGAGCAGGTGTTGCGGTTTTAACATCACTGGTTTAATATCGTCATGGGGCTTGATCCGTCTGATCCACGGATGACGAAGCCTCAGTCCAGGCGCGTGGCTGCCCCACCTTCTAATCGCGCCTGATCTAGCCTGGGAGATATTGTGAAACTTCGAGTCCTTGTTGCCTGTGAATATTCGGGCGTAGTTCGGGATGCATTTCTAAAACTAGGGCATGACGCAATGTCGTGCGACTTGCTTCCAACCGAGGCGCCCGGCCCGCATTATCATGGCGACGTGCGCGACGTTCTCGATTATCCGTGGGATTTGATGATCGCGCATCCTCCCTGCACGGATTTGTCCGTCAGTGGGGCGCGGCACTTCACCGCGAAACAGATGATTGGCCGGCAGCAGGCCAGTGTGTCGTTCTTCATGATGCTGGCGAAGGCCGACATTCCGCGCATCGCCATCGAGAATCCGGTCTGCATCATGAGTACGATGTGGCGCAAGCCGGATCAGGTAATCCAGCCGTGGCAGTTCGGGCACGGCGAGACCAAGGCGACCTGTCTGTGGCTGAAAAATCTGAGACCGCTTGATCCAACGAACGTTGTCGAAGGCCGCGAGCAGCGCGTGCATCGCATGCCGCCGTCGCCCGACCGCTGGAAGGAGCGCAGCCGGACGTATCAGGGGATTGCCGATGCTATGGCGCTGCGGTGGGGCACTCCGTCATGACCTCCACTGCCCGTTTCGCCGAAGGCTATGCGCGCCGCTACGGCCTGCACATCGTTCCCCTGCCGCCGCGAACCAAGCGGCCGGTTACTGAGGACTGGGGCAACGACGTTATAAGCGATCCCGTCAAGGCGCAGGAGTATTTCTCGGAGCGGCCAGACTGGAACATCGGCATCGCGCTCGGGCCGTCGCGGCTGTGTTCGCTGGACGTCGACAACATCGACGCCATGACGGCGATCTGCGAGGAATTCGGCATCGACCTGGCCGAACTGAGCGCGCACAATCCGACGATTCAGGGCGCCCTTAAGGGCTTCCGCATCATGTTTCGCGTGCCGGATGGCGTGCACCTCGATTACCACTCGCTGACCTGGCCGAAAAACGACGGCAGTAAGGGTCGCTTTACGGTGTTCGAGCTTCGCGCCGCCTGCGATGGCCAGCAGCGCCAGGATGTGTTCCCGCCGTCGATCCATCCGGATACCGGGCTGCCTTACGTGTGGCTGACGCGGCCGAATGGCGCGTTCCCGGAGCCGCCCGCGTGGCTGATCACCATCTGGCAGCAGTGGGACAAATTCAAGCCGCAGCTTCAGGATGCGTGTCCGTGGGCGCCGAAATCAGCGCCGGCCGAACCGCGTAACCCGGCGCGCACTCCAGCCGCCGGGGCGTCCGTGATCGATGCTTATGTGGCGTCGCGGTCGATTGACGACGCGCTGACGGCTTATGGCTACGTTCGCAAGGGCAAGCGCTGGCTGTCGCCGCACTCCGGCACCGGTCTGCCTGGCGTCAATGTGTTTCCGGATGGCCGGGCGTGGATCCACCACGGCAGCGATCCGCTATGCTCCGACGAATCCGGGCGGCCGGTCAATGCGTTCGACCTGTTCTGCTATTACGAGCATGGCGGCGATGTCTCGAAGGCGGTCAAGGCCGCGGCCGACAGTCTCGGCATGAAGCCAGAGCCGAGGCGACGCCAGTTACCGGCACCAGCGCCGGCTGTGCCTGACGACGTCGATCCCGAGACCGGCGAAATCCTGCCACCACCGCCGCCACCACCGCCTGCCGGCATCGGTCTGTGGGAATCGCTCGGACTGGCCGTCAGTGCCAAGGGCGCACCGCACCAGAACCTGGACAACGTGGTACGAGCAATTCAGGCTGACGCCGGGCTGTATCAGCACATCTGGTACGACGAGTTTCTCGACGCGGTGATCACCGACTGGCAGGGTCCGGAGCGCCAGTGGAAGGACGCCGACGACGTGAAGCTGCAGCTTTACATGCAGCGGCACATCGGGCTAACGAAAATCGGGCTGAACACCTGCCACGATGCCGCGCTGGTGGCTGCGTTCCATGATACGCGCAACGAGTGCCGGGCCTGGCTATCGAGCCTGACGTGGGATGGCGTGCCTCGGCTTGCGTATCTGATGGCCGAGGGGTTCGGCGCCGACGAGAACCACTACACCGAGGCCGTCGGTCGCTGCTGGACGATCAGTATGGTGGCGCGCGTGTTTCACCCGGGATGCAAGGTCGATACGGTTCCGGTTCTCGAAGGCGGCCAAGGCGTCGGAAAATCGACAGGGCTGTCTATTCTCGGCGGCAAGTGGTTCGTTGAGGCGCACGAACCGGCGACCAGCAAGGATTTTTTCGGCGTGCTACAGGGGCACATGCTGGTCGAAATCTCGGAAATGCATTCCTTCACCCGGGCCGAGGTCGAGCGGATCAAGGGTGTGATCTCCTGCCAGAAGGACCGCTACCGGAAAGCCTACGGCCGGAATACCGAGGATCACCTGCGGCAGACGGTGCTGGTCTGCACCACGAATCGCGACGACTGGCAGAAGGACGACACCGGCGCCCGGCGGTTCTGGCCGGTCCGCTGCGGGCAGGTCGATCTCGGGTGGCTGCGCGCCAATCGGGAGCAATTGTTCGCCGAGGCTGTGGCGCTATACCGCTCCGGGACGCCGTGGTGGGATGTGCCGGTCGGGCAGCAGCAGGAGGAGGTGGAGGCGAGGCGGGATGCTGACGCCTGGGAGCCGCTGATTCAGGACTGGCTCGAAGGAAGATCGCGCGTGAAGCTGCACGAGGTGCTCGATCAGTGTCTGAAAATTGAGCCGGGGCGTCAGGATCAGCTACTGCAGAAGCGTGCCGGCCGTGTTTTGCGTGTGCTCGGCTGGAAGGCGCACGTTTTGAAGATCGACGGCCGGAATGCGCGCTATTGGATACGGGACGTGTAGCAGGTGTAGCGCGCTACGCGTGTTAAGTTATTGATTATTATGGGGGGCTACACATGCTACACATGCTACAGGATATCTATACTAATACACATGCGCGCACATGCACGCGCACAAAGACACTTTGGAAGTCCTACGAGTTACGCGTTACCACGTGTAGCGGCGTAGCGGGCGTAGCGGCTGGGCGTAGCTGCGCTGTTGCTGTTTTCGCATCGTTGATATAGGATTCCATTCATGCTGACCATCGATTACCGTCCCCCTGGCGAGCTAAAGCCTTACGACCGGAATGCCCGGACGCACTCCGCGGCGCAGGTCGAAGTCATCGCCCGGTCCATCCGGGAGTTCGGCTTCACAAACCCGATCCTGCTGGACGACGCCGGCTGCATCATTGCCGGCCACGGTCGCCTACAAGCGGCTCAAGCGCTCGGGCTGGACTCAGTGCCCACCATCACCCTGGCGGGGCTGTCTGAGGCGCAACGCCGGGCGCTGGTGCTGGCCGATAATCGCATCGCTCTGGACGCCGGCTGGGACATCGACCTGCTGCGCGGTGAGCTTGCTGACCTGCGGCTCGAGGGTTTCGACCTGTCGCTGACCGGCTTTTCGCTCGAGGAGCTTGGCAACCTGCTGGACCCTGCGGCAGATGAACGGGATCCGGACGACGCACCGCCGCTTCCGGATGAACCGGTGTCGAAGCCTGGCGACGTCTATGTGATGGGGCCGCATCGGCTGATCGTCGGCGATTCGACCGACGTCGGCGTGGTGGGCCGGCTGATGGATGGAGCGATGGCGGACATCGTCTGGACGGACCCGCCGTATAACGTCGGCTACCAGTCCGCGGCCGGGTCGATCAAGAACGACGACATGGGCGACAAGGAGTTCTACGACTTCCTGCTCGGGTTCTACACCGCCACCTGGTCGTGGATGAAGCCCGGCGCCGCGATCTATGTGGCGCATGCCGACACCGAGGGTCTGAACTTCCGGGGCGCGTTCAAGGCTGCCGGGTTCAAACTCAGCGGCTGCATCATCTGGCGCAAGGATTCGCTGGTCCTGGGCCGCTCGGACTACCAGTGGCAGCACGAGCCGATCCTGTACGGCTGGAAGCCTGGCAGCGCGCATCGATGGTATGGTGGCCGCAAGCAGACGACGGTCATGGACCTGGGCGACGACGGGCCGTTCCAGCGCCTGTCCGATGGCCGGTACCAGATCACGGTTGGCGATCACGTGATGATCCTGGGCGGCGCCGAGACCGTCGAGGAGGTTGTGCCGTCCGTGATCCGCGCCGAGAAGCCGCGCTCGTCAGCGCTGCATCCCACCATGAAGCCGGTGGAACTGATCGAGCGCATGCTGCGGCATAATGCGAGGCCGGGCGACCTGGTGCTTGATCCGTTCGGCGGCTCCGGCTCGACGCTGATCGCAGCCGACCGCCTCGGCATGTGTGCCAGGTTGATCGAGCTTGATCCGAAGTACGCCGATGTGATCGTCGCCAGATGGGAGGCTTGGAGTGGCCGAAAAGCAGAACGCGCCTGAGTTCATCCCGCGCTGCATTCCCGCGCGTGAGTCCGCCGCGGCCGCCGGCAAGGATCCGGAGACCGGCGCCGTGATCCCGCACAAGCGCGACGAGAAGACCGCCGGGCAGGTCGAGGCTATGGCTGCGCTGGGGTTCTCCGACGAGGAGATCGCCGTCGCGCTGAACCTGCGGCCTGGCCAGGTGCGGCATTACTACGCCGGGGAGCTCGAGGTTGCGCCGGTCAAGGCAAACATGCAGGTCGCCAAGGCGTTCTACGATGTCGCCAAGTCCGGCAAGAACTGGCAGGCGTCGCTGTCCTGGCTGAAGGCGCGCGCCGGCTGGAAGGATGGCGATCAGGCTCCGCCGGGTGCCGGTCTGTCGGTGCATATCCACCTCTGATGGCACGCGCTCCCAAACAGCCGAAGCCGACCGCAGCCGATACTGCGGTGCATTACCATCCGCCGGGGCCGGTGTCGCGCGCCTTCATGAAGTCCGACGCCTTTGTGCGCGGCATCATGGGGCCGTATGGCTCGGGCAAATCGACAGCCTGCGTCATGGAGATCATCCGCCGGTCGCAGCAGCAGAAGCCTGGCGCTGATGGCGTGCGGCGTTCGCGCTGGGCGGTGGTGCGCAACACCTATCCCGAACTGAAAACCACGACGATCAAGACCTGGCATCAGTGGGTGCCGCTGTCGCTGGGGCGCTGGGTCGATTCCGGGCCGCCGACGCACCACATCAAGGAGGCCGATCTCGATCTCGAGGTGATCTTCGTCTCGCTCGACCGGCCGCAGGACATCACCAAGCTGCTCGGCATGGAACTGACCGGCGCGTGGGTCGATGAGGCGCGCGAGATTCCGAAGGCGATCCTCGACGGCTTGACAGGCCGGGTCGGGCGCTATCCGTCGGCTGCGATGGGTGGTTCCACGTGGAACGGCATCATCATGTCCACGAACCCGCCAGACTCCGACCACTGGTGGTACCGGCTGGCCGAGGAAGATTGCCCGCCTGGGTACGAGTTCTTCCGGCAGCCTGGCGGCCTGTCACCGGAGGCCGAGAACAAGGCGCACCTGCCGCAGGACTACTACGAGCGCCAGATCGCCGGCAAGGACCGCGAGTGGGTGCGCGTCTATGTCGATGGCGACTACGGTTTCGTGATGGACGGCAAGCCGGTTTATTCCGAATACCGGGACGCGGTCCACTGCAGGGAGTTCGACCTGAATCCGCGGGTGCCGATGCGCGCCGGCTTCGACTTCGGCCTGACGCCGGCCGCCGTGTTCGGGCAGCGCCTGCCGGATGGACGCTGGCTGTGGCATTCCGAACTGGTCACCGAGGACATGGGTTCGGTGCGGTTCGCCGAGGAAGTGCGCCGCGTCATGGCCGAGCGGTACGGGCAGTTTAAGTTCGAGACATTCACCGGCGATCCGGCGGGCGACACCAGGGCGCAGACCGACGAAACGACGCCGTTCCAGATACTGCGCTCGAAGGGCATCCCGGCCATGCCGGCGCCGACCAACGACTTCATCAAGCGGCGCGAGGCGGTGGCGTTCTACCTGAACCGTATGGTCGATGGCCAGTCCGGGCTGCTGATTCACCCGCAGTGCAAGTATTTGCGCAAAGGCATGTCCGGGGGGTATCATTACCGCCGGATTCAGGTTGCGGGCGACGAGCGGTACCGCGACGTTCCTGACAAAACGATTTACTCGCACGTCTGCGAGGCTGGGCAGTACCTGATGCTGGGTGCTGGCGAGGCGCGGACTGTGATTCAACGTGAGCGCACTGGACCGCGTCAGGCGACCGCGATTTCTGATTACGCGATTCTTGGATAGGAGGCTGCTATGGGCGGTGTCGTTAAATCAATCTTCGGT